GGGGTCTGCTTACGCAGTCCAGCGCTCAACCCGGAAGGCGGCCCATGCCCAATCAGACGCTGCGAAAGATGCCCAACGAGCGGCGACTGAGGCGGCGGGGAGACAGGCAGCTATTCAGAAGCGAGCGGTGGAGGGAGCCGAGAGAGAACGTCTCAAGATACAGGCCGACAAGGACAGGGCGGAGGCGACGGCGGTAGCTAAAGAAAAGAGAACTTCGGCTTTGGCTAAAGAGCGGTCTGACAGGATCACGGCTGGCCGCAGGGCATTGCTCAAGACAACGCCGGGAGGACTTGGGGCGGCCCCGGTTGAACGGAAAACACTTTTAGGGGGATAGATGTGGGGTTGGCTGACAATATCGTAAAACGGCAAGAAGATCTTCAGGCGGCCCGGTCAACTTGGGAAAGCCTTTGGCAGGATATCCCGGATTACGTTTTGCCTGCGAAGGCCGGGGTCACATCGGAGGACACTCCGGGAACCAGGAAGGGGTCGTTGATCTACGACTCGACGCCTCAGAAGGCGGTTAACGTCTCAAGCGCCGGGTTGATGTCGCATATGACGAGCATTGCCTCCCCCTGGTTTGCGTTAAGGACCCGCAATGAGGGTCTTATGGAGGACGGCGGGGTCAAGTGGTGGCTCCAGGAGGCTGAAAGGCGAATGTTTGCTGTTTACAACTCTAGCAATTTTTATACGAGCATTCATGAATACTACCAGGATCTTATCGCTTTTGGTACTGCCAGCATATTTGTGGAGGAGGACCCGGAGTTTGTTGTTCGGTTCAGCGTTTTTCCTATCAGGCAGATATTCATTGCTGAGAATTATAACCAGCAGATTGACACGGTTTACCGGGTTTACAAGCAGACTGCCAGACAATTGGTGCAGGAGTTCGGGGAGGACAATGTATCCCGGAACACGATAGAGAAGGCGAGAGAGAAACCAGACACTAAAGTTGATTGTATCCATGCTGTTTTTCCCCGGAAGGACAGAGATATCAGGTTAAAGACTCGGGTTAATATGCCTTTTGCCAGCATTTATCTTGAGAAGGGCGAAAAACATATTCTGGATGATGGCGGATATCTCGAAATGCCGTGGATGGTAGCCAGGTGGTCTAAAGGCAGCCGGGAGATATACGGAAGATGTCCGGCTATTGACGTTATGCCGGATATCAAGACCCTGCACCAGATGGAAAGAACGAACCTCCGGCAAGCTGAGAAGGCCGCCGACCCGCCTTTGTTGGTCCATGCTGATTATACCGGCAGGGTCAGGACGAAGCCGGGCGGGATCAACTATTACAGAGATCCCAACAAGGTCATAAGGCAAATGGATGTGGCCGGGAACATCCCTGTAGCTCTCGAGATGGTAGAACAGAAACGACAAAGCATCCGGGAGGCGTTCTTTGTTGATGTGTTTCTGATGTTATCGCAGGAGAACAGGGGTAAACAGCCCATAACTGCCACGGAAGTGGTCGAGAGAGTTCAAGAGCGGTTGATGATTCTGGGACCGGTACTTGGCCGGCTTCATTCGGAAGCATTGGGGCCTTTAGTTGAGCGGTCATTTTCTGTGATGCTGCGGGCTAACTTTTTTCCGCCATTGCCGGAGGAACTTCTCGGCCAGGAGCTTGATGTCGAGTATCTGTCTCCGTTGGCGAAGGCTCAGAAAGCGATGGAAGCCCGGTCGACTCAGGAGGCCATGCTTTTTATCCAGCAACTTTTAGGGGTAAGTCCTGACCCGGCCTTAGCCCAGGAGTTGATGGATAATATTGATGTTGACAAGTATGTCAAGAAAGCGTGGGATATCTTCGGGGCGCCGGCGGAGATTATAAGGGACCCGGAGGAGAGGGACGGCATCCGGGAGCAGAGAGCGAAAGCCCAGCAGATGCAGCAGATGATGTTAGCGGCCCAGCAGGGGGCGGATATAAGCAAGACGGCATCCGAGGCAGAGAATGCTGGTGGATAGATAAGAGATGCCGACTCCGAGATCATATAAAAATCTATTTGGTCGAGGCCGCATAGGCCCGGCTATTCTGGCGGAGATATTCGAGTATGCCGGGTTTTTTGATCATTGTTTGTATAAGGACGAGATGGCGATGGCCAGGCATGAAGGTCAAAGGGACGTTATCCTCTTTATTTTGGACAAGATGGGCATTTCGGACAATTCGGAAGGCATGATAAGGAACATACTTCGGACCCATGTCAAGCGGGCGCCGATAGAAGAACGACAACAATACTCAGAATAGGAGGTATTAGTATGACGCTGTTAGACACGGGATCTGATCCTCAACTAGAGGGCAACCAGGACCCAGGGACTTCCGACAATCCTAAAGAGGGACAACCCCAGGACGCTCCAGCCCCGGAGTGGATGGGAACTCTCGACGAGGGACTGAAGGACAATGAGAGACTTAAACGATTCGGGGATCAGAACGCACTCGCCACGTCCTATATTGAGCTTGAGAAAAAACTGGGGAGCAATCCCCTGGTCAGGCCCAATGAGCATAGCTCTAAGGACGAGGTGGCCGCCTTCTGGACCGGCTTGGGACGCCCGGAAAACCCTGATGGGTATAAACTTCCGACGCCCGACGGCATGGAGGTCAACCCGGACCTTGATAAGAGTTTCCGGGAAGTGGCCTTTAACGCCGGGGTAAGTGCCGAACAGGCCGGAGCGATGAACACATGGATCTGTGAGCAAGCCCAGGTCATGCAGGACGCCCAGGTTAAAGCCGAGAACGATAAGACTGCCGATGCAGAGGCCGAACTCAAGAAGGAATATGGCAACGACTATGCCAATAACTTGAGTAAGGCAACCGCAGCGCTCAAAGAGTACGGCGGTAAAGAGATGTTCGAGGTAGTCAACAATCTCAAGATGGAAAACAACCCGGCTTTGATTAGGATGCTTGTCCGCTTTAGCATGGCAACCAGCGAAAGCTCACTCAAGGGGTTGGATAGTGACAGCCCGGAAGGAAAGACCAAGTACACTCGGGAACAGGCCGAGACAATGATGCTGGACCCCCGTTATAAAACGGACCCAACCTTTGAAAAGAAGGTGAAAGGCATTTTTGACAACCTATACCCGGAGGAGTAACGATCCTAAGATAGGCGCTCGATCCTTTACAGGGCAACCGTAGGCGCATTTCACGGGGCAACCGTTCTATTATTAACCGATTTACTTTAATAGGAGGGTTTTAACGTGCCTACATCAGTTTCAGAATCTTTTATAAAATTATTCGAGAGTGAGGTCAAGCTGGCTTATCAGCAGATGGCCTCGAAATGCCGGCAATGCGTCCGCCTAAAAAGCGGAGTTACCGGCTCAACGGTTCAGTTTCCGAAGTTGGCTAAAGGGATAGCACAGCAGAAGGCCCGCCACGGCGAAGTGCCTCTGATGAACGCTGTCCATACTTACGCCACGGCGACCCTGGGGGATTGGTACGCCCCGGATTATGTGGACAAACTGGACGAACTCAAAACCAATAGCGACGAGCGAGGGGTCCTGACCCAAACTGGGGCTATGGCTCTTGGCCGCAAGGTCGATAACATCATCTTTACCGCTGCCAGGCTGTCTTTAGCCTCTGCTCAGAGGATTCAGACCTCCGGCGGCCTCACCAAAGCGAAGGCTCAGAACGCCTTTAAAATCCTTAACGATAAAGACGTCCCGGACGACGGCCAGAGATACGCCTTTGTAGGTCCCCAGCAATGGAATAATTTGCTGGATATTACCGAGTTCGCGTCCTCTGATTTTATCGGACCGGGGTCAATGCCCTGGACTGCCGGCACTCAAGCCAAAAAGTGGTTGAACACGGTATGGGCCATGCACACAGGTCTGCCTACCGACTCAACCGACGCAACCCGGTACTGTCTGATGTGGCATAAGACCGCCATAGGCATGGGTGAGGGCATCGGCGTGACTTCCATGATCGATTGGGTCCCGGAACGTGCGGCTTACCTGATCGACAACATGGTAAGCTCCGGCGCCGTGGCAATCGACGGGGAAGGCATCGTACAGATAGATTGTAACGACACGGCATAAACACTTTAACGGCGTCCCTGGGGGCTGGAACCTCCCAGGGATAGCGGAGGACCTCAATTATGAGCTTTACATTTCAGAATTTTTGGAGAGTTAGCGGCGGCGGTGGAAACACGAATTGGTATTACAAGGATACCGCTGATAATGTGGCATCTCTGGCGGTTGGGGTAATAAACTCGACCTATTTCCAGGAGGCATTTGACACTTACACTCAAACGGCAAGGGCTGGTGACTCAATTAAGGTTGTGTCTCTCGCGACGAACCCAAATATGGCTACGGTTGTCGAGTTCGGTGTCCCAACGACTTGGGATGCCAATGGGGCCAGCATTTGGGCCAACTTTGCAGCGGATCATGGCGCCTTTGATTGATCTGATTTACTTTTCTCTTTCCGTCGTTCTGGTTCTTGTGGTTCGCTATAAGGGCCATTACGGCGCTAATGAATTCAAGGACCAGGCACATATAGCCCTGGCCGGGGCCGGAGCGGCCTGGTTCCTCCTTTCCGGGTCGTTCCCGAGCCTCGGCAACCCGGCGGCTGTAGCTTTTGGGGCTTTTGTCCTTATGATGGCGGTGTCCTGTTTCTGGTCTGATTACCCCAGAAACTCAATGGAGGATCTCCCCAGGTGGGCGGCTCTTCTCTTTTTATTCCTTATCTGTCAAAGACTCCCTTTAGAGACGGTTCTTTTAACTTTGTATATTCCCGCTATCCCTGCGGCGATATACGGACTTATCCAGCAGTTTTTCAAGGTGGATCCTATTTGGAAACCGATGGACGAGCAGATAAAAGTTCGGGCGAAGGCTACCCGCATGTATTCCTGGCTGGGAAACAGTAACTATACAGGGGCGTATTTGGTCCCCATGTGGTTCATAGGGTTACATTTGATAGCGACCCACACCTATCTATGGCTTATCCCTCAAAGTGTTCTCCTGGTGGCTCTCGTTTGGTCACAATGCCGTGCAGCTTGGGCGGCTGCAATAGCCGGGAGTGGGTTTGCCATTCTGTTTGTACAGCCGAGACTCTTCCCTATTGCCATTATATTCGCAGTTATAGTCGGCATGATATCCATGCAGAGGATCGAGGCGACTATGGGCCGGGTGTTTTATACTAAAATATGCTGGGAGATTTTTAGAAAGAAACCGATATTTGGCTGGGGGCTTCGGGTTTTTAGGCGAAAAATATTTAGAATCCAGGCCCAGCAGAACCAGAGGGATCCTTCTCTTCTGGGAACCGGAAAAGGCGATGGCCGGAACGAGTTCCCGGTGGGGCAAAGAGCGCACAACGATATTTTTGAAATCGCAATAGAAATTGGGTTAGTGGGGCTATCAATCTTCGCACTTTTTAGTTATAACGTGATTATGAGCGCCACAGCCTTGTCACTGTTCCTGGCGGCTGGGATCGTGGCCGGTTTGGTCAATGCCTTTTTCTTTTATAATTTAAGAATGACGGCATCGGCCCTGCCTTTTTTTGGCCTGGCGGGGGCGGTGACACCTTCTATCCAGTTTTTTAACGTAACACTTCTTTACGGCATCCCTTTAGCGGCGATTGTGGCTTATATGGTCTACTTATATGCTTATAAACCCTTTATGGCTGGCTGGTTATTTGAGAAGGCGAACGTATACCAGTGGAAAAAGGACTTTAAGGGAGCCAAAAAGTATATTGAAAAGGCTTTGAGGTATGATGAGTATAACAATTTCTTGCTTTCCAACATGAGTGCTTTCATGCTGCCGATAGATCCGGCGGTTTCCATGAACTATGCCTCTAAACTTATTCACCACTTCGACGGCCAGAAATTAGAATGGGCGATGTGGGAGCAATACGGGACTGTCTGCTTTTTTAATAAGGCTTTTCTGGCGGCCAGGGGCGCTCTGATGATGAGCTTATACCTCAAGCCGGGGTATCCGCCGGCGGTTAAGGGCCTCCAGGAAACGAACAAGGTTCTGGCCCATGTTGAGGAGGAACTCAAGAAACAGGCAATAAAGGACCAGGAGAAGAAAGCGGCATGAACGTCAAATTAAACTGGAAAGGGGAAACCATAAAAGCCTTGAGCCGGTATAGAACCTTTTATGACAAGGGGATAGCGGTTCTGGCAATTCTGCGAAACATGGAACTTTCTGATCTCGGCATAATGATGGCGGCGTCTAAATATCTTTTTGGGGACCACATAGAAACTTCCACTATTGTTATTCTGGGGGTGGCGTATTGGGTTTTTAACGTATGCGTAAACCTTACGGTAGGGTATTTTTGGGAGAAGAACGACGGCTGGAGGATTGAGGCTCAAGTGTTTGGGAAACGATGCCAGCCTGGAAGGACTGTCCTTGTGTCCCCCGAGGGGGAGCCATACGGGCCGAAGGAAATGAGAGGAGGCGAAGGAGAAGGTCATGGCAGCAATTAGTGAGGTAGGCATTTGTAATCAGGCTCTTTATAATTTAGGGATTGATACGCCCATTGTGGCCCTGACAGATGATAGTGCGAATGCTCGGGCTTGTAACCGGGTATATGCCAGGCTCC